GGTCGACACCTCGCGCCTCGGCGGCCTGCGCTACGCGGGCACGGAGCCGATCGTGGAGCGCCTCGTGAACGCCGAAGCGTTCGCGCGCGTGCAGGGCGCCAAGCTCGACATCATCGCGCTGCATCCGACGCAGATGGCGAACATCAAGAACACCCTGGGCGACAAGATTCGCTACGTCGATCGCAAGTCGGCGGACGCTCGGTTCTCGTTCAAGGTCGTGGAGATGGACACGCAGTACGGCACGGTCTCGCTCGTGCCCGATCCGTCGTGCCCCGCGACGACCGCGTACGGCCTGCAGCTCGACACGTGGAAGCTCGTGTCTCGCGGCGAGTGCCCCGGCCCGCTGGACCACCTCGGCGCGTCGCCGGGGCAGTTCTTCACCCTCACGACCTCGGACGGCATCGAGGGGCGCTACGGCTACTACGCAAACCTCGCGTGCAGCGCGCCCGGCTACAACATCAACATCAGCCTCGCGTGATCGACGCGCTCGAGCACGAAGGAGGCTGACGATGAAGTCCGGAAGCATGCAGATGCAGGGCGGAGGCGGCCACACGGTCGCGTTCACCCGTACCACCGACGGATCCGGCGACTGGAACGCCGAGAGTTCCACCACGCACTGGGGCTCGCCCCTCGGCGGCACCACGAAGCTCGTCACGCTCACGCGCACCGGCGCGGGCGTGTACGTGCTCACGTGGGACAAGACGGTGCTCGGCGCCGCGCGGCTCGCCGCGTGGTCCGCGAACGTCGAGCTCGCGGGAGACTGGACGGTGCTCGGCGCGGTGAACCGCACCAACGGCACTCTCACCGTGACGTTCAAGACGGGTGGCGTCGCCACCAACGTCGTGAGCGGCGCGATCTCGGTGATGCTGGTCTTCGGCCCCTCGGGGTACTGAGCGAGGTAGGCCATGGCGTTCACCGTGCTCCTGTCCGAGCTGCGCGATCGCGTGCGCGAGTTCACGGACACGGTGAACGCGCTCACTCCGACCGACGCGCAGATCAACGCGCAGATCAACCGCTCCGTGCGGTCGCTCTACGCGAGGATCTGCGAAGGCGGCGCGGAGTTCCTCACCACCTCGACCACGGTCACCACCGCGGCCGGGGTGGGCACGTACGACCTCCCCGCGGACTTCTGGCGCCTCCGATCCGTCGTGTGGCGTCGGGGCACGCGAGACGTGGTCCCGCTCTCACGGTTCGAGCAGCGCGACCGCGCAGACCTCGAATCCGAGCAGTGGAGCGCGCACGCCCGCTACCGCCTGGCGGATGTCGCGTTCAACGGCGGCACTCCCACGATCGAGTTCTGCCCGGCGCCGGACCGCACGTGCACGATGTTCATCGCGTACGTGCCCGACCCGCCGACGCTCGAGGACGAGAACCAGGAGATGGGCACGCCCGCCGTCCCGCTCGTCTGCACGCCGGGCATGGACGAGTGGATCGTGCTCGACGTGACGTGTCGCGTGCTCTCGACCGAAGAGACCGACGTCACGACGTGGGCGCAGCTCCGTGGCGACGTGTGGCAGAACGAGATCGTCCCATCGCTCGCCCTTCGTGACGAGCACCGAACGAACGCCATCTCCGACTTCGACGCCGACGAGGTGTGGTGATGGTCCGCGCCCGCCTCCCCGTCATCGAGCGAAGCGGCCGGCCCGAGCTCGCGCCCGTCGAGGACGCGGCCGAGCGCGCGATGTCCGGCATGTACGAGGACCTTCGCGGCGTCGAGGAAGGGCTCGTCCGCTACTCGGCGGCCGACGCGGCCGACTGGAGCGGCAACGCGCCCACCACCATCGCGGCGGCTCTCGACCGCCTCGCAGCAGCTCTCGGACCCATCCCGTGACCCTCCAGCGACAGACGATCAGCGTACCGATCGGCGTCGGCCAGTCCGAGGCCGAGGCGCCCCCGTACGTTCGCGGCAACGCGGAGATCGTCAACGTCCGATTCGACAAGGCGGGCCGCGCGAGCAAGCGGTTTCCGCTGAACGAGGGCACAGGGATCGGCGAGGTGGTCCCGAACGCGCTCACGTCACAGGGCGATGTGCCCACGACGCTCGGCATGACCGGCGCGGAGCGACTCGACGCGGAGGAGAACGAGCTCCGGCGGCAGAACGACACCGAGCCGCGCACGAGCGAGGCGAAGATCACGAGCATCCTTCGCGGTCGCCGATGGGCCACGATGCCCACGATCGCGATCCTCCAAGACGTCGCCTGCGTCATGTGGAGCGACGTCGAGCGCCCCTACCTGTCGAACAAGGAAGGTACGCCGCACGCGGTCGACGAGACGGCCGTTTACTACGCGTTCTATCGGATCGCGGGGGACGACATCACGCTCCTCTCCGGTCCGACGCGTGACACCGACTTCGTGCGCTCCGCGAAGGTCGTGGCGCTCGAGACCGGCAGCACCACGCGGTGCTTCATCGCGATCGGCGAGGCGTCGGACACTGCGATGCGCTGGTCGAGGTACGTGCTGAACGCGGGTGACTACACCTTCGTCAGCGGCGGGACGTTCCCGCTCGGCGCGGACCGAAGCGCGCCCGACCGCGGATACGACGTGTGCGGCACGCCTCAGGGCTACACGCAACGCGCGTTCTGCGTGTGGCCGTCGAGCATCGCGGGCGGCGCCTCGTACGTGTCGAGCATCGACGCGAGCAACACCCGCGTGAGCCTCTCGCACACGACCGCGGGTCAGCAGGAGGGCATCGCGATCCACATGAACGCGGTTTCGGGCGTGCTGTACATCGCGCAGCTCGACGGCGTCTTTCGCGGCCTGAACGCGAACCTTCTCGGCGGGACCGCCGGCTACGGTGGAACGGCCACGCTCCCCGCCGGCATGACGGCGCGGCGTGCTGCGCTCTGCGAGCGTGGCGGCGGCGATGGCGAGCTGCTCGTGCTGAGCGATCGTCGCGTCGTGCCGACGACGGGCTCGCCGAACGCGTGGGGCCTGCACGTGTGCTCGATCGCGACCGGTCTCAGCGAGGCGTTCATCCCCAACGTGGTCCTCTTCGGCAAGCCTGTCCGGTTCACGAGCGTGCAAGACGGGTCCGTGACGCTCATACCGGTGCAGGGCGGGGCGTCGCGTCGCGGGTTCCTGCTCTCCATCGACGAGATCGAGGCGTCCACGCCGGACCCCAACGAGTTCCGCGCAGCGCTACACGCGTCGTTCTCTGAGGCGCTCTGGTGCGAGTCGAACACGCTCGACACGAACGTCGAAACCAACTGGACAGTGCCGCTTGTCGTCGATGCTGACGAGAACGTGCACACGGTCTATCCCGTGGCGCTCGAGCTAAGCGCGACGCAACCCACCTTCGTCACGTCGCTACAGCTCGACCACGTGCGCGTGCGTCCCGCGCAGCATGCGCCCGTGCGGCTCGCGCAGGCGAACGACGTGGCGCTCTACGCGGGCGGCGCGGGCCTCGGATGCGTGGACGGCTTCATGGTCGCCGATGCGTGCGTGCAGCGGCCGGACGCTCCGTTCTTCACGAGCGAGCTCGTGCTGGACGTAACCGACGTGGGAACGCCAGCGTCCGCGCAGATCATGTCGATCGCGGTGTGCTGGGGCTGGACCGACCAGACCGGTCGCGAGCACCGCTCGGCGCTGTCCGAGACGCTCGACGCTGCGTGGAATTCGTTCTGGGACGGCGGCCTCGGAATCACGCCGATCCTGCTCGCCGCGCCGATCCCGTCGTTCACGTCGATGCAAGATGATCGGCGCGCGCTCTTCCTCGACGTGTTCCTGTCGATGCCTGACGACGCGTCGATCCTGCGGCGCGTGAGCCGGATCTACTTCCCGGACTCCGACTTCGCGCTCGTGCCGGACTGTCGCGTGTTCTTCATGTCGTTCGGGAACAACGCATCGGCCACGTACCCGAACGCGTCTTGCCCGATGTCGGCGGATGTGAGCGCGACCAACTACCCGCCGCCCTACACGGACACGGAGCTCGAGGCCGAGGCGCCCGCGGCGCTCCTCGACATCGTGAGCACGCAACAGCGCCTCTGGGCGCTCTCCGCTGAGTCGCGGTTCTCCGTGCTCGTGACGAAGCCGATCGCGCCTGGGTACGCGCCCGAGTTCTCCTCGGCGCTCTCGGTCGATGTGCCCGCAGAGGGCGGCCCCTGCGTGGGCCTCGGCGCGCTCGATGACAAGATCGTCGTCTTCAAGCGAGACCGTCTGTACGTCATCGTCGGCGACCCCGGCGACGCGACGGGCGATCGTTCGACGGTGCAGAAGCCGCGCCTGGTGAGCGGTGACGTCGGATGCATCTGCGCGGCATCGATCGTGGAAGGCCCCTTCGGGCTCGCGTTCATGTCGCGTCGCGGGATCATGCTGCTGTCGCGCGGCCTCGAGCTCTCCGCGGTCGGCGAGCGCGTCGAGGATGCGACGTCCGGCCTTGTCGGTACTGGCATCCTCGTTCCGAGCGAGCGTGAGGTGCGATGGCTCCTCGCGACCGACGACCCGGGGACGCGGTGGACGCTCACGGGGAACGCGGTCGTCTGGAATTACGACCGCGACGCGTGGGCGAAGTGGAGCGGCCTCACGGCCGTTCACATGGCAGCGATCGGATCGCTGACGTGGAGCGCACTCCCGAGCGCCATCGGATACGAGCAGTCGTCGTCGTGGCTCTCGGCAGAGCACGCGGTCTCGGTGACCACGCCGTGGATCGCGCTGAACGGCGTCGAGGGCTTCCAGCGTGCGTGGCGGATCGTGCTCCTGCTCGAGTACTACTCGGGCACGGTCACGATCGGCGTCACCTACGACTACACCGCCGACGACGTCGAGGAGCACACCTTCACCGACGTGAACCTCACCGGGCTCGCGTCGAGCGATGGCCGCCTCGAGCTCTCGATCCGTCCCTCGCGGCAGAAGTGCAGCGCGATCCGCGTGACCGTGACCGAGGGCGTGCCGATCTCGCCGCCCGGCGGTCAGGGCTTCTCGTTCCTGT